GATAAAGCTACCTGAATTAATTACTCAGCCCTTTATCATTTTAATAACCGAAAGGCTACCTTTACAAACAAGCCCTCTAGTCGACATAGAGCTACCTTGTGAAACAAGCCCTGAGTAGGAGAAAAGAAAATGACTAATACAGTCCAAAAAGAGGAAACGCCAAACCCTTATAACGCAAAGAAAGATTGGCATGGTGGAGAAGATAAACCTTTTATCTCATCAGAAAATATGTATTTTGAAGAGCCTTCTGAAAAGAATAAACTCTTTGATAGTAACGACATAACTGACGTGAAAGCTGAAGGAAGTGTTAATACTCAAGAACTGGAAACTAAAAAGGATACTCCTTATAAAAAACCAGACTATAAAAAAAGATACGATGATTTGAAAAAGCATTATGATAGTAAACTTAACGAGTTTAAAAGCAGAGAACAAGAGTTAATTGAAGAGGCTACTAGTAATAGAACCGAATACAAAGCTCCTAAATCTCCTGAAGAACTTGAAGAGTTTAAAAATAACTATCCTGATGTTTACGAAGTTGTAGAAACTGTTGCTCATATGCAATCGGAGACTAAAGCAAAAGTTCTAGAAGAACGCCTTAGCAAACTCCAAGAACGTGAGAATCAATTAGTACGACAGAGTGCAGAAAAAAGGTTAATGGAAAGACATCCTGATTTTGAAGATATTAAAAACAGTGATGACTTTCATGGTTGGGCAAAAGAGCAGCCAGAAGTTATTCAAGATTGGATATATTCTAATGCTGACAATGCTGACCTAGCTTCACGTGCTTTAGATTTGTTTAAGAAAGATTTTGGTATTGATGCTCCAAAGGCTAAGTCATCTTCTAAACCGACTAGAAAATCTGCTGCAGATATGGTCTCCACTAAAACAACTAGTGTAGAACCTACGCAACAGAAAATATGGTCAGAAAAAGAGATTACTGCAATGAGTGTTGCTGAGTTTGATAAGTACGAAAGTGAAATATCAGATGCAATGCAAGAAGGCAGAATCACAAAATAAACTATAATTAACTAAAAGGAAAATAAAATGGCTCAATTTTTTCAAACTGGCTCTAACGGGTCAGCAACGAGTAACTTTGATGCAGGTACAGCCGGACAGACTAATAGTTTCTTTTTACCATCGGTTTACTCTAAAAAGGTTTTAAACTTCTTTAGAAAAGCCTCAGTGGTAGAAGCTATTACTAACACCGACTATGCTGGTGAAATATCTGCTTACGGAGACTCTGTAAAAATAATAAAAGAACCTGTAATTTCTGTGTCTGATTACACAAGAAATGCAGATACAAGTGCGACCCTACTAACCGACCAAGAAATATCTTTGGTTGTTGACAGTGCTAAAGCTTTTAAATTCATCGTAGATGATATCGAAAGCAACATGTCACATGTGAACTTCAAAGAAATTGCTTCTAGCTCGGCTGCATATGCTCTTAAAGATGCATACGATGCTGCTGTTATAGAAAAAATGTTTACTGGTTGTTCCGCAGCTACACCTAATCACATCTTAGGTACGAACGCTGCTGACAAATTAGGTGCTGGAGTATTTGATGGAACAGGTGGTGTAGACTTAGGTCAAACTGGTGAAACAGACCCTCTAGACTTAATGGCTAGAATGGCAAGACTATTAGATGAACAAAATGTACCTGAAGAAGGTAGATGGTTCGTTGCTGGTCCTGACTTCTATGAGCAATTAGGACAGTCTGGGTCTAAACTTCTTTCTGTTGACTTTAACGCTGGTCAAGGTTCAATCAGAAATGGTTTAGTTTCAAGTGGAAAACTAAGAGGATTTGATATGTACAAATCAAACAACATTGTAACTCCATCTAATGTTACAGGTAAATGTTTGGCTGGTCATATGAGTTCTACTGCTACTGCTAACACTATCCTTTCAACAGAAGTGTTGAGAGACCCAACATCGTTTGGTGATATTGTTAGAGGCTTACATGTCTATGGATGTAAAGTTCTTAGAGATGAAGCTTTGGTATCAGCTTTCTATCACATTGACTAATTGTCAAAACTCGGAGGAGTCTTCGGATTCCTCCACTTTTTAAATTTAATATAGGAAAAAATTATGCCAGTCCCATTAGCAATACCAGTATTATCTACCATAGGAAGATACACTGTAAAACACGGTGCAAAAAAAGCAATACAAAAATACGGAGACGACGCAGTTAAAACTGCAATGAAAGAAAAAAACTTAAAGACCGTAGGTGATAAAGTTGTTAAAAAAAGAATGACAGCAGCTCAAAGAAAAACACAATCTGCAGATTTTAACAAAGGATTAGCTAAAGCTCAAAAAGATAAAAAAGGACCTTCAGATAAAGATTTTTTTGCTAAAGTTGAAGCAGACTTAGCTAAACAAGCAAGAATGAAAAAGTACGTTGGTGGTAAAGTCAGTAAACCTAAAGGCAAAACAATGCCTAAAGCTAAACCTTGCTAATATGAAAGTTAAAGCACCAAAAGGTTATCATTGGATGAAAACCGGTAAAACTTTTAAATTAATGAAACACACAGGAAAGTTTATAAAACATAAAGGTGCAAGTTTAGAAGCAAACTTTCCAACTCAAAAGGTACATAAAAAATAATGGCTACAACATATCTTGACATAACTAACGAAGTACTAAGAGAACTCAATGAAGTCCCATTAACGTCTTCAAACTTTGGAGCTGCTACAGGTATTCAAAAGTTTGTAAAAGATTCAATTAATAAATCTTTGTTTGATATAGCCAATGAAGAACCACAACTGCCTTTTTTCTCAGCAGGAGTCAGTGGAACTACTGACCCTTTTTATGGTAACGTAACAGTCCCTAGTGTAGCAGGACAACGATGGTACTTACTAAAAGCTGATAGTTCTAGTATTACTACAGACTATGCTTCTGTAGACTGGGATGATTTCTACGCTACAACAATTAACGTAAGTGGAGAAACAGCTCCTCACGTCTCTAAAGGTTTAAAATTTATTTCACATGCAGACTGGAAAAGATATTATAGAGATAGTGAAAATGCAGACGATGCAAATACACAGGCATACGGAGAGCCTAAATTCGTAATTAAATCTCCAGATAACAGGAAGTTTGGATTAAGTCCAATACCTGACAAAGTTTATAACGTACACTTTTATGCTTTTACAAAGCCTGTAGAGCTTGTAGCACATGGTGACACGATAGCATTACCAGACCAGTATGCTAATATTATAACTGCTAAAGCAAGATACTATGTATGGCAGTTTAAAGAAAGTCCACAACAAGCAGCATTTGCTTTAGAAGACTTTAAAAAGGGAATGAAATACATGAAGTCTAATCTTATGAATCCAGCTCCTAATTATATGACAGACGACAGAACCTACTTTTAAAATATGCCAAGTTCACAACCTTATACCGTTGCCTGTAACGGAGGTTTGGTAAAGTCAGTAAACTCTATTGACTTACTTAAAACTCCGGGATTAGCAAAGACATTACAAAACTTTGAAGTAGCTACAGAAGGTGGCTACAGACGTATTAACGGTTATACAAAATATAAAATTGATGGTGTCACAGCTTCACAACCTTCAGGGACAACTGAAAATATCTTAGGAGTTTTTCCTTATGCAGATGGTGTAGTTGTTTGTGTAAGTGATGACATATACTTTAGTAACGATGGAGCTAACTGGTTACAGATAAATAAACTATCTCACAGCTCTGGAGACAACCACACAACCTTTACAGGTAAAGCTGTAACAGCTAGAACTAATCAAGGACAGTGTTCTTTTGCATTGTTTGAAGGTGCTACATTTGATTATGGTGAGTTAAACATAGCTGATGGAGCTAATGTTGTTTTTAGTTTTAGAATGGAGGGTACTGGTAATTTAAACACTAGAACTTTTTTTACTAGTGAATTAGCGGTAGCAAGTACTAAAGCTGTTAAATATGTAACAGTTCATGACCATCATTTGATAGCAGCAGGAGTTGAAGATAACTTAAATACTTTATACTATAGTTCTAAAAATACTTTTTCATCTTTTCCAAGTACAAATGCAATAACAATATCTGACCAAATAGTAGGTATTAAAGGTTTCCGTGAAGACTTATTTATATTCTGTGAGAATAGTATTCATAAACTTATAAATATAAATGATTCTAATAACATAGCTATAGTTCCAGTAGCAGAAAACGTAGGTTGTTTAAGTGGCTATAGTATTCAAGAGATTGGTGGTGACTTAATGTTCTTAGCACCGGATGGAATAAGAACAGTAGCTGGTACAGCAAGAATTGGTGACGTAGAGTTAGGAACAGTTTCAAAAGCTATACAGCCTGTAATAGTTAGTTTAGCAAGAAACATTGATAACTTTACAATTAATAGTTTAGTTATTAGAGAAAAGTCACAATACAGATTATTCTATACTAATACAGGTCAGCCTAATGCTTCACAAAAAGGAATCATAGGAACACTTAGACCAAACGGATTTGAGTGGTCAGAAACAAAAGGATTAGAAGTTACAACAGTAAACTCTAACTTTAATCAAGACGGAGTAGAAGTTTATTACCATGGAGATAGTAATGGTTATGTATATACTCATGATACAGGTAATGACTTTGACACTAATAATATAGAAGCAATTTATCAAACTCCAGACTATGATTATGGAGACTTAGGAACTTTAAAAACTTTGCACTATATTAAAATGTCAATAGCTCCAGAAGGGGATGTAACTCCTACATTAAGAATTAGATATGATTATGATAGTACAGATTTACCACAACCAGAAGACTATACATTTAATGTAGATGCTCCTTCTTTATTCGGTGGAGCTACCTTTGGTTCTTCAGTCTTTGGAGCAGGAGAGCAACCATTGGTTAGAGTAGCATTACAGGGAAGTGGACACAGTAACTCTTTTAGAATTTCAACAAACAATAAAGTAGCACCATATATAGTAAATGGTTTTTATATAGACTTTATACCTTCAGGCAGGAGATAATACATGGCAAGTTATGTTAGACAAAGTACATTCGTAGACGGAGATTTAATAACTGCTTCACTATTCAATAACGAATACAATAAATTAGTAGATGCTTTTGATAATGCTACAGGTCATAAACATGATGGTACTATAGGCGAAGGACCAGTTATAGGATTAATTGGTGATGCAGGTGTAGTAACTCCACTTAACAAAATTTTAGTAGATACAACTAATGACCACATAGAATTCTGGATAGATGTATCAGGAACTTCAACACAACAATTTTACATAGCTGATGGAGCTATAGTACCTGTTACAGATAACGACATAGACTTAGGTACAAGTTCTTTACAGTTTAAAAACCTTTACATAAATGGTACTGCAAACATTGATAGTCTTGTAGCTGATACTGCAGATATTAACGGTGGTACAATAGACGGTGTTACAATCGGTGGTAGTTCTGCAGGAGCTATTACAGGTACAACTATTACAGGTACAAGCTTTGTAATTGGTAGTGCATCTATTAACGAAACAGAGTTAGAAATACTTGATGGAGCTACACTAACTACTACAGAATTAAACTACGTTGATGGTGTTACATCAAGCATACAAACACAATTAAACACTAAAGCTCCTCTAAGCTCTCCTAGCTTAACAGGAATACCAACAGCTCCTACTGCATCAGCTAACACTAATACTACGCAGGTAGCGACTACAGCTTACGTACAGACAGAAATTACAGACCTAATAGGTGCTGCTCCGGGAACACTTGACACACTTAACGAACTTGCAGCAGCTATTAACGATGATGCAAACTATAATACAACTTTAACAACTGCATTAGCTACTAAGCTTCCACTAGCCGGTGGAACTATGACAGGTAACGTAACATATAGTGACAATGTAAAAGCACAGTTTGGAACTTCTCAAGATTTACAGATTTATCATTCGGCTGGGGATGGACATAGTAGAATTGTAGAAAATGGTCCCGGTAGATTATATATAAATGCCAGTCAAATAAATTTACATAATGCAAACGAAACTGAAAATTTATTAAAAGCTGTTGCTGATGGTGCAGTCACTCTTTATTATGATGGCTCATCAAAACTAGCTACAACCTCAACAGGTATAGACGTAACAGGTACAGTTACAAGTGATGGTTTAGTTGTTGATGGAAATATTACAAATAGTTCAGGAGACTTTACACTAGATGTAGTAGGAAATATTAATCTTGATGCTGATGGTAGTGCAATAAGATTTAAAGATGGTGGTACTTCTTTCGGTGAGGTGTTTAAATCATCTAGCAATATGATTGTATATTCCGCAATCAGTAATGGTGATATGAAGTTTATGGGTGTTGATGGTAGCAGTAACATCACAGCTCTTACTCTTGATATGTCTAATGCAGGTAAAGCATTATTTAATGCAGGTGCTAATTTTGGCTCAGGCATAGACGTAACAGGAACAGTTGTAAGTGACTCAGCCTTATTATCATCTACAAGTGGCGGTATACTTACGTTAGAAGACTCTGATGCTACAAGCACTTTTAATAGAACTGAGTTTTCTAATTCAGCAGGAACTCTAAATATAAACACTAGACAGTCAAATGGTACGTTTGTTTCAACAGACTATCAAATTTTAAAAAATGCAAGTGGTTCAACTCTGCACAGGCTACTTACTCAAAACAAAAAAAGACTTGATATTGGCTCAGGTGGCGACATATCCTT